TATACCTTTAAATTTATATTGGTTTACTACTGCCATTAATCTAAAAAGAAACTTCTAGCTTCTATCTCCTGTTTTAATTCTTCTTGAAATGTACTATTTAATTTTTCTAATACTGCATCTAAATCTCTAACTAACGATTGTGATACATCTTGATCATATTCAGAGCTTGCTCTAGTTAATGATTGTACTATTTTTGCCACTATCTTCTTCCTCCAGCATGTATATCTAATCTAAACGTACCTAATTTCCAACTAGTATCTACTGCAGTGTTGGATATTGTAAGAGCTATTGATCTTGCTCTTGCACGTGTGTCAACTTTTGTTGTAGTAGAAGAAATTGTAAAAGGACCTAATGATGAACTAGCAGCTGCATCGTTTGGATAGTTTCTTAAATCTAATTGTATAATAGAATTTCCTTGTTGATTTATAAAGTCAGGTATAATTCTACTTACTCTCATAATATTTTCTCCATCTCCTCTAAGATCAGCCATATTAGTAGCTGCTCCTCGAACAACTTTTTGTGTAATATCATAATCACCAGAAGTAATGTTAGCTGGTATAGCTGTAGTTACTCCTAGTCTTACTTGATTAACTCCTGTTTCATGTTCATAGTAATAAGTAACTCCTTCTGTGTTACCCGTTACATCAAATGAAGTATCTACGTCAGAATCATACTGAGTTGCATGAGGTAAACCAAACACAGCAGAATCTTGCCATGTTGTTCTAATAAATAAAGAACTTGAGTTTACAAACCATATAGGTCGTTTAGCTGTAGAATCTAAATAACTATACGTAACTGATTGTGTGTTTACATTAGAACCATCTTCTGGATAAAACCAAGTAACTTCACCAAACAAGTTATTAATACCTGCATAAATCATTTGATTAGATGTTGTATTTAAATTGTCGTAAACGTAATCTTCAACTAAACAGTCCATAGATTCTAATTTACCCGTGTATCTAAAAAAACCATTGTCAGACATCCAGTACGCAGCTCCATCAACTTCAACAGCTGCATTCTTACCAATCAATCCACAGTTAGTACCAACTTGTTCATAAGCAAATGTAAAAGGAGTTCCAACAAATCTCATAGTAAATAAAGAAGTGTCTGACCATACATAAATTGCATTTCTACCAAGTTTAGCGCCCATGATCCGTGATCCGGCGGCCAGTCTTTGTGTACCAGCACTATTCTCAGCTGTAGGTGTATACTCATTAATGTTTTCTTGAGACGAAAATCTTATAAACATATCGTCTTGTGTAGATTTATTTCCAATAGTTGTTTCAGTACCAAAGAAAACCAAGTGACGATCGGGTGTAGATACCAACATATCTCTAGATGCAGTTGGTGCTCCGGCTATAATTGTTGCTCTTGTTCTTACAGCATTAGTTAAATCTGAATCCCATTCAAAACACTCACCGTTAAATATTAATGCAACAGCAGTACTTCCTAAATTGTCTATAGACCACATACCAGGTTCTCCAACCTTATCCGTGGTCGATGCGGCTTGGCCCCATCCAGAATAATTACTATAGTTTGTAACGGTAGCTCCTGTGCTGTGAGAAGCATTTGTTGTCCCCCTAACGTTTCTAGTTATTCCTGTTAAAGTATTTGTCGCTGTATTTACTCCAGTGTAAGAAATCTCTTCGGTGCCTACTTGTATAAAATTAGTTCCTGTTGTTGGAAAATTTGATACAGATGTTAAAATAATACTAGTTCCAGTTCCACCTGTTCCTGCAGAGTTAGCAGACAATGATCCATTCAATGTAGTTGTTTGAGGACTACTTACTGTTCCTCCGTACTGAGATATACCCCACCCAAACACACCAACTTGTTCTGCTGGTCCTACGTGGTAGTATTGAAAATAAGTTATTCCCCCTGAATTAACTGCCCCACTTCCAGTTTCATTACTAGGCATTGTAATAGTTAATGATGTCCCTGTCGGTGTTGATGTTACCATAAATTTCTTATCAGCAAAATCTGCTGCAACAAAATTAGAATTTGTAATAGCAGTAAATGTAGTAGCATCATCAAATAATATAATGTCTCCAGTTTCAAAATTATGTGCTGATGGAAAAGTAAGAGTTACTACAGGGTTACCGTTAGTTGTGCTAAATGCATTTGTAATAGCTGTACCTAATGGATTAACTAAAGGGTGTATATCATAATATACTCCCCCTGTGTAAACGTATAAAATTCTATTAGTACCAATAAGAGAGTATTTAATACCGGTTCTGTTTACCATGTGATGCAAACCTCTAGCTGCGCCAGTTAATTTACTTTCACCTAGTTGTGACCAGCCACCTATTTTTTCAGGTGTGCCATATCTAAAACGAACATTTGTGCCACCTGTCCATTGAGACTCGGCTCCTGTAGACGTAACTTGTTTATTAAATCCTGGTAAAAATCCTAATTTTTGTAACATAATATCACACTATATAGTTATATTTGTAATAAATCCAGATCAACTTCATATCCTAGTGTACCTTTTACAAAAGTGTTAAAAGATAAACTGGTCCTAATATTAGAAGAATTTTTAATATCTACAGAATGCGGTAAATAAGAAGGAAATAATATAATTGAATTAGATTTTACGGGAAGTACAAAATCATTAGAATTCCATGCATTATATTCTTTAGGGTACATTAAAAATTGTAAAGCATAACTATGTCCCCCTAAAGGTTTTTGTATTCTAATATTATCTTTATTAGGGTCAGCATTGAAATACACCACACCAGATATAATACTGTTAGGATGAGTATGTAAAGGATGATGGCCTTTTTCTTTAGTCTTATTTAACCAAGATTGCGTAATATAGGGGGTTACATTATTTTTTGTATTTATAATTGTTCTGTAATATTCCTCTAGGTGAGATTGGCATTCTTTTTTTAAATCTGAATATAAAGTTTTCTCTAAAATATAAGTATCTACGCTAGCATCATTTCCTGTATTTTTTCTATACACAACTTTATTATTTAAAATTTTATTTGAAATAGGTTTTTTTAAATCTGCTTGATAAATAGGGGTGGGAAATAAATTATGAATCATATGTTAAAAGTAATTAAAATTAATATTAAATCTAGCGTGTTTATCGGTACATGTAGTGCTGCTGTGAAATTGACTTGGATCAAAAAACAACATTCTATTCTCTATAGAATTAATAAATTTATCTCCGATATAAGTTCCTCCATTACATGTGTTTAAAGAAAATATAGCTCCCTTATGAGATTTTTTATTATCCTTATGTTTATCGTGAACAATAAGTTTTTCTGTTCTAGGATAAAAATTAACTTTAATTCTTCTTAAAAATAAATCTTCTCCTATTTTATCTATAATAATTTTCATGTCTTCAAAAAAAGGACTATTGGGAGCATGGTTGTTATATACTATATGAGTTAGATAAAAATTAAAATCTCTTTTATCTTCAAATGTAATATTAGGGGTATAGAAAAAAGGTAAAGACATAGCTTTTTCTTGTATTTCTTTAAATACATTTATTGGTAAAAAGTTATCTATTATTTTTATACTTGATCTTGCCATAATTTAAGATTCCATTCTTCCCATTGAGCATATTTAAAAGAAGTATGCACACTATTTTCTATGTCGTCTTGTGTCATCCCCCTTATAGTTTTTAAAGTTTCTAAAAAATCCTCATCTTTGTTTTTCTTCCAAATATTTTTAGCGTGTGTCCAAAATTTAGAGTTATAAGTTGAACCACTTGCATAGTGCCAAAGTATAAAATTTTGTACTTTATTTACATACTCTCTTATATTTAAACCTGTTTGATATTTACTAGTATTATTAAACATGTAGTCATAGTAAAACCTTGCTGTCTGTAAGTACGTTCCCATAGCTGTAGCTTCCAAAGGTTCTAAAAAGAAAAGTCTATTTCCATTTAATAAAACCCTATTATCTATTATAGGTTCTTTTGCTACGTATTGGCTGAAACCAAATTCTTTAGCGTTGGTAACTCCAAAAGTTTTTTTAAAATCTTTTTTAGCATCTACAACATTAGTAATATCTTTGTTAAATAAATAACCTAGCGAAGTCTTTTGGGGCAGAGGGATATAAAAACACCAACCATTTTTATGAGCAATAGATCGGGTCCATAACACATCATTTTCTTTTTTAGGAAGACTGCCTAATAATGCGGTGTTTAAAGGATTGTGTAGTTTATCATAGCTATCTAAATTTTTAGGGGTTCCTCTACAATCTATTATATAGTCAGAATCAATACTATCTAAGTTACCTATGTTTTTATCTGTCTCTTTAAAATTAATTTTTAAATTGTTGCACACATAGTCTTGAAATTCTTTAGGTTCAAAATGTAAAGCATAGGTTCCTAAAGGAAAGTTGTGGTAAATCTTTTTATTTTTTTTACCGAAGTTTTCATACATGATACCTGTTTTAAGTGTATATGGAAAATTAGTTAAATAACTTGTCCCAAAGTTTTCAAATAATGTTTGTGGGAAACTTAAAGTAGTTCCTTGACCCGTGGGAACTGGAGGAATATTGGAATCATAGATAAGCTCTATATCTATTTTTGTATTTAATTGTTTTCTAAAATGTGCAAAATGCATTGCAGAAATACAACCAGCGTTTCCTCTTCCTAAAATAGTTATCTTCATATTAATTAAAAGTTGCTATTGCAACTATTCTATGTCCTTTCTTAGGGTATACCATGTAGTGAGGACACTGGTTAAAACAAACTCCTTTAAATTTTTCAGGCACAATCTTTTTTATAATTTTATCTTCTTTTTTATTTAAAAGAACTGTATGTGAATTTATATCCATAGGATCATTTAAATAAATAATTAACTGTTTATGTGGGACATCATGATCAACATGTGTTCCAGATTTATCCACACCATCATAAAAAGCTAAATTAAGAGAGTATCTTAATATGTTTTTATATTTAATATTATTCTTTTTACAAAATTGATTTAATATCTTTATAAAAAATTCTGCATAATTTGAACTAATTCCTTTATCATTTTTATCTCGCTGCTCTACCCTACCTACAATAATATGACTTAAAAAATGTTTATTATCTTTTCCAATAGTATTTTTTTGTAAATAAAAAGGAAAGTACCCGTTTAAAGTAATTTCATCTAAAGTGTGTTTATCTTCAGGTAATAAAAAATCTCTATCTTCTTTAAAAAATAACCTCATTTTACTATAAACATGTTCCAATCAAGTTTAGGAATAATTTTATCTAACTCAAAATCTTTTGTTTTACTTTGCCTTACGTACTCATTAAGTTCTCCAATGTCTAAAATAATCCATTGATCTTTAAATTCAAACACCATTTTCTCCGCTTTACTTTTTAAACTACCTTTTTTAAAACCTCTATTATTAGAAGCTTTAGTAAGATCTTTTACATCAAACCTATAAAAAGCATTTTTATCTTTTAAAACACCTGCTATATTCCAAGATTCTTTTTTACTAGGACGCTCTATGTTGGTTAAATACTTTTCAAATCTTTCTAATATAGTCATTCTAGATATTGAATATATACTATTTTTATGATAATAAAACTCAAAAGATAATAAAGAATATGATATTAAAACATTATTGTTGGATTTTTAAAAAAGTTCTAACACCTAGATTTTGTAACGATTTAATAAAAATAGGTAATAAACAAAAAGATTACATAGGTTGGACAGGCACTTATAACAGAAATATGTCTGAAAAAAATTTAAGGGATTTAAAAAAAACTAGAGATTCTAATGTAACTTGGATGGAAGGTTCTTGGATATATAAAGAAATCCACCCCTATATTCATAGAGCCAATGAGAATGCAGGTTGGAATTTTGATTGGGATTGGTCTGAACCGTGCCAGTTTACAAAATATAATTTAAATCAACATTATGATTGGCATAAGGATGGTTGGACTAAACCATACAATGCACCTAATGATTTAAGCCGACACAATAAAATTAGAAAATTATCTGTAACGGTTAGCTTATCTAACCCAAAAGATTATGAAGGAGGGGAATTAGAATTAAATAACAACGATATGGAAACAAAAAATAAAAACAAATTTATTAAATTTAACAATGTGCCTAAAGGAAGTGTTATTGTTTTTCCTTCTTTTGTAGAGCACAGGGTAAAACCAGTAACTAGGGGTAAAAG